GAAAGTTCGGAAGTAGAACCAACAAACAATGCATTATTAACTGTTTTTGGTGAATCTTTTTCTTCTTTATTTAACTCTTTCATTTTTGATTGTAGATCAATTAACTTATCAGTTGTATCTCCAACACTTTTAATTAATTGTCCAGCTACTTCATACGCTCTCGGATGGTCACTACCCTGTGCCACTTCAAGAATACCATTAAGTGCCTCCTGTCCTTTTTCAATTAGAGAATATAAATTACCCCTCGAATACTCATAGTCAAGAGTCGAGTCTTCTTTTTTCTCTACTTTTTTAATTTGATTCTTTTTTGAATTACCAACTGATTCGATATCCAAAAATTCATCTATTTCATCAAATTTACTCATACATCAACTCCTTTTGAAGGACTATAAGATCTGAAGTCTGGTAAATCAAACCTTTGTTCACTAAATCCAAAGTCGTCACCAACCTCAACAAGTGCGTCATCTTGAGCATTTACTGCGTCAATTACATCACCGTTTATATGAGTATCTATAGTTGTTCCATCTTCACCACGCTTAACAGTAATATGATTGTTCTCAATTTCCTTAATAAACATCAGCTCATCACCAATTGCAATATAGGTATCTACAACTAAACTTGCAGTATTTTGCACCAAGAATTTCTTCTGTGTTCTTGTTATATCCTCTGCAAGTCTTGTGACTCCATCATCATTATAATCCTTAAGTGCTCTAGGTGTAGCAACATATCTCTTAGATCTAGTTGCAGTCTTAGTGTTTGTACTTGTGTTATAATCGACCTGAACTTTCTTAATAAGTCCTGAACCAGAATCTGATACAGGGCCAAATAGGTAAGTTTTAGCAGTAAATGATAACGTATGAGTTATCACTCTTTTTTGTTCATAACCACTATCATAATTATCATCAAATGTAACGCTATCCAATATCATTGGTATATCTCTTTTTTCTCCTATTGCTTTTACCAAGTCTACTGTCAAATTAAATGATGGTTGGAAGAATGGTAATATCTGTTCAATAATTTGTAGAGAATCTTCATTATATTGAGTCATTGCATATAACTTAAAACTTAAATTATATGGAACTGGCATGAATACTTTTCTTGCACTCTTTGACCCATCTTTTGTAAATGCCTTGAAAGTTTGCATCGTAGAAACTTTTCTTGCAGGATCATATGATATTCCGTCCATCTCAAATGCTAGACGAGGTAAAGTTATTGCAACTCTCTTTCTTAAATCTGGTTTTTGTTCTAGTCTTGCTAAAAACTTTTCTGTAGGGCCATAAGCAATGGGAACTCTTACAGTTGAAAATGCACCACCTGCAGCAGTCTGATGTTTGATATCAATTTCATTAAAAAGAGTACCAAAGGCTATAATAGTCCTTCTGATTATTTCATGGTAATAATAGGTTCCTAACATATCTTAAACAGGACTTATCCAAACTATTTAGAAATCACCGAACGGATTGTCTTCAGTAAAGTCTATAATTGAGTCTGCTTCGGACTCTACAACTATATTTTCATTATAATTATCATATTCATCTTGATCAGAAACACTTCTAACAACATACTCTGCGTCTGATCCTAATAAGGTAGTTCCTATTCCAACAACTGATTCACCTGGTGCAAATCCAACTCCACCAACGTTTGTAACTTTAAGTATTCTATCATCTGAATCCCAATCAGCAACAATAGCTGTTGTTCCTGTTGAGACTCCTCTTACTAATTCTTTAAATAGATAATTACCACTAGAAATACCTGTTTTCACTGGTGGATCAATCGTTACAGTTGGAGTTGCAGTATATCCAATACCTGCAAAGGTATATCTAATTGAGGCAAGTTGACCAAGAGTATTGATTACTGCCACTGCCTTTGCAGTTGATCCGATTCCAATATTTGTGTCAAGTCCAACTGCATTAATTGAAACATTTGGAGTGGTAGCATAACTAGCACCTGGATTAGTAATAGTTGGTGTGGATATTGTTCCATCTGCTATGACTGCAGTTGCTGCAGCACCAGTTCCAAAAGCATTCTGACTTCTAATTGTAATTGTTGGAGGTGTTGTGTAAGCAAAACCAGGATTTGTTAATTCGATACGATCTATTGACTGTCCAGTTTGACCAGTTCGACTTGTCATAATTGCAACAGCAGTTGCATTAATACCTTGACTTGGTGCTGATGTGATACCAATTAGTGGTGGTAGTGTATATCCTGTTCCATCATTAATTAGATCAATAAATGCAACACCCTTACCAATATTAGTATTACCTGCATCTTTTGATAACTGAACTGTTGCTGTTGCTGTTGATGCAGCAATACTTACCATAGTTAATCTTGTAGTAAATCCAAATTCAACAGCTGCTTTATCTACCTCTTCAAGTCCAGTGTCAATATTTTCATCAAGAGCATAATCCATTACCTCACAACTTAAAGTGTAAACATAAAGGTTATTTAACTGGTAAAATGGTTTTTTTCCTTCAACATACTTAATTTCGAACATCGTATTGTCAAGAGGAAAATAAATTAAATCTCCCTCTTCTGGTCTTGTCGCAAGCTCTACATCACTTTCTCCAGTTAAAAATGGACTTATAAAATCTTCGTATCTTTCTTTTGATATGACAAAAGTTACCGCATCTGTAGTTTGGACTCCAAATTTCTGTAAAATATCTCCGTTACCTTCAAATCCTTGATAGTTTAAAAGGTATGCCTCCATACGAAAAGCATCATCAAATGTAGAGGCCACAACCTCTTTCATAATTGTCTTTTTGTTTATAATTTTACGAGGAAGATAAACTACATCCTGACCATAAATTTTTAATTGTTCATTTATTAGATCTTGAACTAATCTCTGTTCACTTGAAGATCCTTGTAAAAAATACGGAGAAAGTGGCATAATATCATCCTATGAAGTCAAGAGGTGGTAATTCGTATTCAGTTTTGAGTGTGTTTTCTAGTTCTTCTAATTCACGAATTGCGTCTTCATATATTTCTCTTCCATTCAACTGAACACCACCAGGTAACATTACGCCTTGAAATTTAATTAAGTTCATTCCCCACTGCTTCTTAATTAATGCTGTTGCATATTTCTTTAACCAAAAATCATTGTATATTTTACTTACATCTGCTGGATCTAAAAGACGATAACCATCAATAATTATAAAGGTATCATCAGACATTTGTTGAAAATCAATATCTAAATATAATCTTCCTTGCTTCTTGTTAAATCTTATCTGAGTATCTGGAGTGATAATTCGACTTAAATCTTCAAGATAAGTCTTAGTCATCGTATAATTTAAAAGATCAAGTGCACCGTAATAGTAAAGATCATTTAGGAATATTTGATACTTAATATTAAACAGACCACTTGATATGGTGCTGTTATCTATCTTAAGCACTCTTTCTACACCTAATATATGGTCAGGTAATTGTATAAAATTTTGTGACTCTTCAAACGTAGTCGTGGTTATACCAACTGTAGAACCAGCAGTGGTAGTAGTAATTCCAGTTTTTAATGTTTCCTTGTTCTCTTTTGTAACTTTATGCTTTAAAAGCATTCTTTCAACACCGTCAAAATGACGTTCTTGAAAATACTGAATCGCATCATCAATCAAATCATCAATTTGGTCATCATCAACATTGATTTCCAGCACAGGATAACCTAATTTTCTTAGGCAGTAATCAATTAATCCTTGTCTACTGGCTGGTTTACTCATTTTTTAATTCCTCTTTTAGGACTTTGTAACGCATCAAATTTTTGCTTTAAATCCATATAATCTTTTGTCATGGATTCCATTTTTGCTTCTAATAATATATTTTGATTAACTAATGTTGATAATTTCTTATGGTAATGATTAATCAAAATATTCACATCAACTTCACTGTTCATAGTATCAGAATTGACCTCCATCAATTGTCGTTGTCCACTTCGGTATGCCACTGGCATCCGTTGTGAGTATAAAGTTTGAAGTACTTATTCCAGATGTTGTTGCAGCAGCACCAACCATTTTACCAGTAGTATCAAAATAAACAATACCGTTACCAGTAGCATCAAAATCACCAGTCTGGAAATATATTCCTTTTATATCTAGGAAGCCTTTTGTGCCACTTAAAACATTACCAGTGATGGTAGCATCAGGAATGTATGTAAACGATCTCTCAGGTGCATTACTACTTTCACCTGTGCTATCATTGTAACCAAAAAATCCAACTTTATTGTTTGATACTCCACTTCCAGTGTTGTAATTAAATGAAATACCACGATCAGTATTTGTATCAAATCCGTGAGTAATTGTTAATTGTGCAGTGGTCGATATGCCACCTGTTGTTTGTCCATCAATAAAAATAGTTCCAATTCCAGTTCCACCTGGCTGTGTGGTGTAAGAATTAATCGTGGTAGTTCCAGCACCTGGTAATGAACTACTACCAGTTATGACATCTCCAGTGTTAATACCAACAACAGAATCTAAAGTAATTGCTGATACACCAGATCCAACTGTAGAGGTGACGGTTCTTTTGCTGGATACATCACCAATATTCATTATTGGATCATTCAAAGTCGCATTAGTAGAGTTAACAGTAGTTGTTGTTCCATCAACTTGCAAACTACCTTTAATGATAACCATACCATCACTATCCAAACCATCTGGATATGGATCAATAAACAGTGTGTTTCCACCACCAGATCTAGATGAAATAACGTTAGATGAAATACCAATATTATCAATTACTTGACCACCAAAAATTTCAACTCCTGTATTATAGACCCAAGGTTTTCCTGTAACCTGAACCTTATCAGTGCCATCTTCGTCATACTCTATACTTGCATCTTCACTTGCACCAAATGTTAGTTTAGTATCATCATTAATAATAACCTGACCTGCACCATTAGTTACAAAACGAATATCTCCATCTACATTATTCGAAGATATTGTGTTTCCATCTATTGTAATATTATCTACGTTCCATTGGTTAACTCTTGGCATATTTGCCACAGCACCACTAACTTCACCAAAACCTGTAGCACTTCCACCTGGATGTCCTGAACTCTCCCTATCAAGAATTGGTATAAAACCATTAGACAAAGTACCAGCATTAGCATTTGCACCACCAGCAACTGTACCTGGTGTATTTTGCATCATGT